CGCTCGCAACAAACGCTCCAACACCAACCGGAAAGCGAGCTTCAAACTCAGTGTCAACTTCCCACATCGGGCCAGTTGTACTTGTCGCCGTAGCCGTTCCATCGCCGCCGTCGTACGAAAGAAGATCCGTGGTCGTTCCGACATAGATGCGACGCTCGTATGCTGCCGTAACTGGGTTTTTGCGAAGCCAGAATCCTTGATCGTAAATCCACCACTGACCATTTTCATCAAGCCACGGGTAAATCCGGTTGTTAATTGCCGGATACGTCGGTCCAAAATTAAAGAACGAGTTTCCAATCGTGCTGTTGAACGTAGCCTGAGTGCCTCCGATGATATCGTTGGCCAACTTCTGGTAAGAGGCAGGGCAATAATTTGCCGGAAGGCTTGGAGCTGTAAGCGTGATGAGGGTTAGGTTTGGCATACTATTCCGATGTGTAGAGGAACGGGTTTACGTCGCAACCTTCAAGAGTTTTGCATCCTTCGAACACGAGGCACTCTCCGACCGCAGGTTCCTGAACGTCGTAAGCGTGAACTCGAATGCTCTTGATGCGACAATATCCAGTAATCGTAAGGCTCATCTGAACCTCGTACATGTTTCTTGTCGGTGTGCTGATGCTCGAATTGCACGGGATATCCGAAGGAGTCGGCAAGCGCATCTTCGGCCTGTACTGAGGCTGAAAGTTGGTTATCGGACAAACAGGCTGACACTGCAATGTTGCCGCGCATTCAGTCCAATCTGCCCACTCAATCCAACCGGGATACTGGTCTGGGCGATACTCGATGTTGAACGAAACATCTCCGTCCAGCGAGTCGATGAAAATGTCGCCTGAATCAAGCCGCTTCAATCCAAACGGAAGTTCGAAATTGTAAGCGCGGGTTTGAACCAGCCACTGGATTTCTTTCTTACCGTCAGCAAGATTGTTGTCAAACTTCTCAGCCTTGCTTATTTCCCAAATCTGAATGGTTCCATCAAGCCCACGGGCTATCGAGAAGCATCTGTCTCCATAAGCATTCTCGGTTTTGAGAACCTGCAACACGTCAAGCCCCGTCCAGATTCCAGCCCATGCAGGAGGAAACTTTTTCCGCAGCGACGTAATCAGATCAAAATCAAGAACGACCAACGACTTGTGGACGACGCCCTCGGCATTGTACCGAGGCTGAGACGTCATCAGTAGTCGATTGTCGAACACGACAGCAGAACTGGCCCACAGCAGATCGGTCTGATCATTATCGATGATGTTCAGAACCTCGTTGCTGATCGGGGTATTTCCCCAATCGTTGAACGAACGTCTGGCGATAATGAACGAGCGAACACCATCGACTGCACGATAGAAAACATCACCGTTGACCGTGATGGCTGAACGCGCACCCAACGCTCCACTGGTCAGCAAGCTAATGGCTTGAATCGGATAGTTCAGATTCTTCCAGACATCACGATCAACCGGAGCGTTTATGCTGAAAACGTATCGTGGCGTGAAGATGAGAAGCGGTCCTTGCCCCAGCGACGTATCTGGATTGCCGGGGACGGCCATTGCTGTGATGCCTCCTGAATCCGACGGAACCGCAAAGTCACCGCCTTCATTGAGGAAGGTGTTCTCGGTTTCCTTGAGAACGCTGGCTCGCGTACCGTCTCCATAAACGATGTCGGTTGCTCGGAATGAGAATCCATTTGCAAGAGCGTACCAGATACGTCCATTGACGTAGGCCATTACTCTACCGCACTTGATTTCATCGATGGTTGCGCGACGCAGGTTTGATCCGTTGAAGATCAGCGGTGCGCTCTGTCCATCCTGAATGACGACGAAGTTCTCGGCTTGAACCATCCATCCGTCGAGTATGTTCGATGGATTCTCAAGATCGGGCGTAGCCGAAAGGTTCTGAACGCTGTTCTGAAGGCAGTCGTAAAGCCACACTTTACCACTGATCAACATCAGGATGAACGTCGCCCCATTGTCCCCGATGTACGGAAGCGCACACTGGAACACGCCGGTCAGTCCGCTTGAGCTGTAGCATTCTTCTGAGTATCCATCAGCCGTGACGTTCGTTTGATCCGCAGTGACGAGCGTGTTATCGGCGGTAATCGAAAGGCACGTTTCGTAATCCTTTTGGATGAAACCCGGTCGAGGAGAAGCAAAGCTTTGCCGGAAGCTGGCATTCACCGCAAACGCCACCTGATTCTTGTCCACTTCAGACGGCATCACACCTGAGTCAACGCCACCCTCAAAGGTGACAGACCCATCCGTGTACCTCCGTGGTGCGCGTTCGCTCATGGTTTAAGCCTGAATCCGCTGAACGGAGAATGAAGAGCCGCTGTCAACAATCAGCGTCTGCGTAGTTCCAACAATTATTTCATAATAATCGGTAATCGCAGATGCTTGATCAATATACATCAAACTAATCGGATGATATCCACTGCTGGTGACACTAAAAGACTTTGACGACAATACGTTTGAACCAAGTTTTCTAATGTAAATAGTAACGCTTGCAGTAGAAGTATCTGCTACAAGGTTGAAATATGCGTCAATCCTGTAGTATCCGGTGTATGGAACCGTAAATCGACCGCTCGATGCTGTAAATCCTGATGCGCTATCAAGACTGACGTAGGATGCGGACCCGTAAGTCGTTGTGCTGTACGGATTGCTGCCAGCCGTAGGACCAACAATATTCGGAGCGGATGCTCCGGTTCCAGTCACCCTCCGCGTAAACGTGACGTAACTGAACGCTGCCGCAGCCCCCGTGGCGGCGATAGCAATCGTTCCTGCACCCGGAGTAATCGTGATGTTCGACCCTGCGGTAAGGCTAGCCAACGTGTAACCAGTTCCATTGCCAATCAGAAGTTGGCCATTGGTAGGTACGGTTGCTACGTTTGTTCCACCATTGGCAACCGGCAATACTCCGCTGATGTCGCCCACAGGAACCGTTGCTGTAGTCGAAAGAAAACCTGATCCGGCTGACCCTTGAGTCTTAAGATAACCGGATGAAAACGAATTGAGGGCCGTTGCGCTTGCGAGTGCTGCGTCAGGAACTCGAAGAATGTACGTTCCGGCAGATGGCGCGCCGCCTGCAACGCCAGCAGCCCCTGTGGCACCAATCGCACCCGACAGCGTGATAAGCGAGCCAAGTGGAATTACCGTCGTAGGAATCGCATTTGGGACTCCGAGAACACCTGCAAGCGGGTTTTGAAGGGTTACCAGCAAGCCGTCTACCGATGTAACCTGCAAGTAGCCACATCCCTGAACCGATACAAAAAATTGTCCAGCAACCGACTCTGGAAGAAACGAAGTGTTCGCAACCGCAACGACAACCGATGCTCCAAACGTCGGAACTACAAACGACGCGGTCGTATACGAGAACGCATTTTCTCCGTTCGCGCCGTTTGTTCCGTTAGTACCCGCAGCACCCTGTGGTCCGGGGACGTTCACGACAACCGGAACGGTATCGCAAGGCTGGCAACAGCCGGTTGAAGAAACAAGTTGCGACGGCATATTTTTCCTTTGCCAGACCGTCAAGTCCAGCGAGAACTAATGCAAGGCCAAACTATGCCAGAGCAAGTGTCAGAGCATCCATTGATCGACCACAAGTACGGGATTCGTTCGCCCGTCAAGATTCCAGACCTAGAACTGGAACTCTACGCATTCCGAAATCGACTCCAACCGAATGAGGGCGGACTGGGTACTTTCGATCATTTTCGTAACGCCACGAAAATGTTATGGCCGAAGATGAGCTGGAACCCGTGGCTTGAAGCACAAGTCGAAGGTCTTTGCGAACACGACTACGTCGGATGGGCCGGTTGCGGTGCGAGCGGAAAGACTTTCGGCGCGACGCTCTTTGCGACTGTTTGGTGGTTGGCCAACCCTTCCAAGACAACCGTTGTTCTCACGTCTACGACGGCAAAGATGATCCGAAAGCGTATGTGGGCCAATCTTCAGGATCTTGTTCGGAAATCACGCGGATTCCCCGGAAACATGGTCGATTCGAAGATGAGTCTTCAAGCCATCAAAGGCGACGACCGACACTCCATTTCTGCTATCGCCGTCGCCGAGGGCAACACATCGAAGGCTGTAGCCAACATTCAGGGCATCCACGCCGAGCGTGTGATGGTTATTATCGATGAAGCTACGGATACGCCTGAAGCGGCTTTCGAAGCGTGTACGAACCTTTCTAAGGGTTGCCGCGAGTTCAAGATGTTGGTCATCGGAAACCCTGCCTCAAAGTTTGATCCGCATGGACGCTTCTGCACACCGGCAAAAGGCTGGCGCAGCGTAACGATTGAAGACCAGCATTGGCTAACAGAACGCGGGATGTGCCGACGCTTTGACGGCATGAAGTCGCCGAACATAAGCGAAGGTCGAACGAAGTATCCGTACCTCATTACTCAGGATCAGGTCTTGTCGGCTATGCGACATGAGGGCGAGCAAAGCCCTACGTTTTGGAAGTACACACGCGGATTCTGGTCGCCGGACGGCATGGTCAAGACGGTCTTGTCCGAATCGCTGATTGAGACGCACACACCTACAAAAAGTTTGGTGTTTACGACCAATGTCCAAATCGTTGCCGGTCTTGATCCGGGCTTTGGCGGCGACAGATGTATCCTTCGCTTTGCCAAAGTTGGCACCGCAAACGACAAGGTCAGCATACTTTTTCAGGACATCATCCACATATCCGTCAACGCTCAGCTAACGGAGCCGGTGCATTACCAGATAGCCAATCGGGTTAAAGAAGAATGCAACAAGCGCGGCGTTCCACCGGACAAGTTTGGTCTGGATTCAAGCGGTGAAGGCGGTGGGTTGGCCGACATCTTGACCCGCGAATGGGGTGTAATTCATCGCGTTGAGTTCGGTGGCTCGCCATCAACGATTCCTGTCAGCGACGAGGACAGTAGGCCATGCAATGAGGCTTACGATAGAAAGGTAACGGAACTCTGGTTCTCGATGCGTAAATGGGCCGTTGAGGAGCGTTTAGGAGGCATGGACATCGAGACGTTGCAGGAGTTCTGCGCCCGTATGTTCGATGATTCCAAGCGGAAGATATCGGTCGAATCCAAGACCGTGATGAAGCAACGGACAGGAAAATCGCCTGATTTGGCCGACGCTGCTGTAGTCTTGCTTGATCTAGTCCGCAAAACTGCTGTTTTAGAGCCGCGCTTTACGAAGATGGATAAGGTCTGGGAAAAGCTAGTGAAGGACGCAGATTCAATTTACTACGACGAAACGATTGAAGCATGAGCAAAACCACTGGTTACAAAGTTTTGAACGAACACATGGTCATCCCCGGCGGATGGCATTACCGCATTCCTGAGACTGGGATTGAAGTACCCGGAGGATCATGGGCGCAGCTCCATGAGTTTGTTCGCAATCACTACACGGCAAACGCGATTCAAATCCCGAGCAACCTTGACGATTTAATCACCGAATATGCGTGTCGTAACGGTGCCGATTGCTCTTACAACGAAGTTAATGTTCCCAAGCCAGAGGGACGTAAATCGCTTCAGATCGGGGACGTCATCCGATTCAGCATGAGTCTTCTCCACGGACTTACGGTTGGCGGCGGTAAGGTGGATCAGGCGGAAGCAAATCGACGCGCAAGCATCTGCTCGACCTGCGTTTACAATCGAAAGCCACTTGGATGCACCGGATGCAACGCCCGTGTGCTAAAGGATGCTGTCAAAACTTTCTCTCAACACGGCAGTACTCCAGTAGACGAAAACCTGCAAAGCTGCGAGTTTTGCGGTTGCTTTATCAGAAGCATGGTTTGGTTTCCCATTGAAACCCTTCATAAATTCTCGGACGCTACAGAGAACGAAAACCTTCCGGCTCACTGCTGGAAAAAACGACCATGTACGGAAACCTAGCCCAACTGCCGCTTGAAACTATCAACGAAGACGGCAAAGCGCCTGAAACGCGCATAGCCGACGCGGCATCCGCTCGCGAAATCTTTCAGAAGCTTATCATGGCTGATGAGCTGCGTAATAGTACGCGAGCCAAGCTGCGCGGTCTGGTCGATGGAAATCCTCCGTACAATCCAGCAGAACTGCGCCGCAACAACCAAGCGTTCCGCACCAACGTCAACTTCCGTGAGTCGGAAGCGTTCCTCACGCTGGCAATGTCAGCCTTCTACGACGTGTTCGCCGAGGTTCCGACCTACACAAACATTCGTACCGCGTACGGTAATGACATGGATAAGCGGGAGGAATGGTCGAAGATCATCACCGAGGAGTTTGATCGGCTCCAGAAGCTCGACAAGGACTTCGATTACATCATGCAGCTCTCGCAGCGTGAGATGGTCCTCATTGGCGATGGTCCGCTGATCTTCGAGGACAATACCAACTGGCGCTGCAAAGCCATCATGGCGACGGATCTGCTTGTCCCAGACGGCACCAAGTCAAACGTAAGCGACTGGAAGGTGGCCTGCGTCCGCACGCGCATGGGCGTGGATGATCTGTTCGAGAAGATCCAAGACGAAAAGGCGGCAAAAGCTTCCGGTTGGGATGTTGATTATGTCCGCCAGCGCATTCGTGCGGCGATGCCCGAGCCGTATCGCTCCGGTGTGCAGTACGACTGGGAGTTCTTCCAGAAGCAGCTTCGCTCAAACGACATCACGTTTTCCGCTCGTTCCGAGGTCGTGTTGATGTGCCACGTTTTCTACAAGGAATTCGATGGTCAGATCAGCCATGTAATCATCGACGAACGCGACAGCGAGAGCTTCATGTATCGCAAGCTTCGCCGGTTCAGCCGATGGGAGCAGGTCATTCATCCGATGTACTACGACCGTGGCGACGGCGAACATCACGGTGTAAAGGGCTTGGGCATCAAGATGCTTCAGCCGATGGAGCTAAAGAATCGTCTTCGCTGCTCAATGGTAGATAGCGCGTTTGCGAGGACTCAGATTCTATTCCGACCCCTGAACGCCAATGCGCTAAGCAAGACAAGCGTCGTACAGCAAGGACCGTATGCCATTCTTCCGCCAGATTACGAAGTCGTTCAGCAGAATATTGCTGGAGTTCTGGATGCTCCAATGGCGGTCAATGCGGACCTTGAAAATGTTCTTCAAGGCAATCTCTCTCAGTATCGCCAATCGCTCAACAAGCCGCAGGGCAACCCCCGTACAGCGACGGAAGTCCAAGCAATCGTCTCGCAGCAGTCCGCCATCGGTAAGACGCAGTTGAGCCGGTATTACACTCAGCTCGATTCCTTCTTTGAGGAACGGTACAACCGCGCTTCGAATCCTAATCTGAACCCGATTACGAAGTCCGATAAGGACGCCATCGAGTTCCAGCGCCGATGCAAAGAACGTGGCGTTCCCGTGCAGGCGATGATCGACATCGACTACGTTGAGGCGACTAGGACTGTGGGCCAAGGTTCACAGTTCGCTAAGCAACAACTCCTCGGTTCGCTTCTACAGTTGTCCGGTTCGCTTCCAGAGGGCGGCAAAATTAACCTGCTCAAGGACTATATTGCCGCACAGGTTGGCCAACAGATGGTGGATCGTTATCTGCCCTCTCAGCTCCAGTCGTCTCGTACGCAGGATCAAGCCGCTCTGGCCGTTCTCGAACACGCCTCGCTGCGTCAGGGCAATATGCCGCTCGTCACCGATACGCAGAATCAGATCATCCACATCGAGACTCACCTTGGCGCGGCGAATGAAGCGGCGTCATCGCTTCAAGGTGGCGGAAACCCAGAGGAAATCATGCTCTTCATGCAGGGTATTGGTCAGCATGTTCAGCAGCACATCCAGAGGCTCGCAACCGATCCGTCGCGCAAGCAGCAGGTCGATGCGTACGTCCAGCAGCTCGGAATGCTCGGGCAGACCGTTGAGCAGCTTGGTCAGATGCTCCAAGAGCAGCAGCAAGCGATGGCTCAGCAGCAGCAAGCTCAGGCAATTCAGCAAGGCTCCGATCCTCGTACTGCTGTGATGAACGCGGAGGTTCAGGCGAAAATCGCTCGCCAGAACGCCGAGACTATGGCCAACATCCAGCGTCAGAACACGAAGGCGATGGCAGATTTGTCGCGCCGGAATGCGAAGACAACCGCTGATATTCAACGTGCGAATGCAACTGCGGAATCCAACTTGTCGCGTCAGGGATAAAATATGGAAAACGAACAAAATGTCGCTCAATTCATCGCCGATCAGTTCCCTAAAATGGGAGGATGGTGCGATCCGAAAAAGGGGCTTGAAATTGCCAAGCTTGTCCTCGAATCAAAGCCTCAAAGGATTGCTGAAGTAGGCGTTTTTGAAGGCAAGTCAACGCTTGCTCTGGCCTACGCATGCAAGCTCAACGGAAGCGGAACCGTTTACGCCATCGACTCTTGGAAGAAAGAGGACTGTATCGATGACGAGTCTACTGCGAATCAAGAGTGGTGGGCTACGCTTGATCTGGACAGGCACTACGAGGCTTTTGTTGGACACACAGTTCGCGCTGGAGTCGTGAAGAACATTCAGTTCTGCCGTATGTCTTCGTGGGACGCTTCACGATTTCTGCCGGAAATGGACATGGTTCACATCGATGCCAATCACGCCGAATGGCCGTCTACGAGCGATGTCGTTAACTGGCTCCCAAAGCTAAAGGTTGGCGGATATCTCGTCATGGACGATGTGAACTGGGATTCAACTCAGACAGCCCTCAAGTTCGTCCTCAAGCGTTGCGAATTTATTTCGCGATTTGACCTTAACGAGAGCGTATTTGCCATCTATCGAAAGTTAAAGTAACCCCGTGGAAACGGTCGTTATCACAGTGCGAGGTTCTTCTCGCATCCCGCGCTTAAAAGAAAACCTTGAATCCGCTGGAATCAATAGCTATCGGATTTTCTATGGTCTTGATGGGAAGAAGTCTGGGCTAAAGGCCAGCATTCCGTACGAGGTCGATAACCCCGGCTCTGGATACACAATCTGCCACAAGCATGTCGGATGCACGATGTCGCATTGGATGCTCTGGAACGCCCTAGAGTTTGATCCAAACACTCCTGAGATGGTCATGGTGCTTGAGGATGACATCTTGTTCAGGCCGAACTGGCGCGAGACGGTTGAACGCGCTCTAACCAAGCTTCCTGAGAACTGGGATTTGCTCTATCCCGGCTCATGCTGCGTTCACGGCAAGATTAGCCGTGAGTATGATTCCAATCTGTTCGAGGGGATGCCGCTCTGCACCCACTGCTACGTTGTCCGAAAGAAGGCGCTGAAGACGTTGATCGAGACGAACGAGAAAATTTACGCTCCGATTGATTTGCAGATGTATTTCAACAGCAAGCATCACCTCAACTGCTTCACAATTTTCCCGCGTGTCGCCGACCAAGAGGGAATGAATTTAGCCGACTAAAACTATGGGTTCACCATTCAACGGAGACACATTCATTGAGCAGGAGTTCCTTTACCTCAAGGAACGCTTCGAGCTGACGACTGCGGTCGAAACAGGAACGCACGAAGGTGATACGACCATCTGGTTGGCCAAGAACTTCCTGAAGACGGTTTCCTGCGAACTCGACAATGATCGGGTTGAGAAGGCGAAGGAACGGTTCAAGCGCGAGAATGTCTACGTCGAGATGTTCGAAGGCAGCAGCGATGCCTGCATGAACTGGTTCATCCCGCATCACGGGGTTGGACACGACACAATCTTCTTCCTCGACGCGCATTGGAACGACTATCTACCGCTTCTCGAAGAGCTTGAGGCAATCAATCGGTTCGATATTCATCCAGTCATCGCAATCCACGACTTCAAAGAACCCACTGGACAACTTGGGTACGACGCTTACAAAGAGCATGAAATATGTTTTGGATACGTTAAAGAGAAGCTAGACGCTATTTATAGGGCTAAAACTTTAACTCAGCGTTATGGCTATAGCTACTACTACAATCATCCGAGCCGATGCACAGGTGCGCGACGTGGCATCATCTACATCCTTCCAAACCGATGAAAGTTGATTTCGAGAATACACCGACCTTCATCGTCTCAAAACCTGAGGGCGAAAAAGAGAAGCGGTGCATCAGATACATGAAGTCATTCGGAATCGATGCGGTTCCGATTTACGGCTTTCGTTCGCATAACTGCGGCATTTCAACCGACTACTATCACACTCGCGAGAAGGAGAAGGCGAAGTGCAAGACCATCGTCGCCGGACTTAGTCACTTCTCCGTCTGGTCGGCCATCAAGTGGATGGTTGAATCGAAGGTAACCGATCATCGCACCTTCTTGATCGTCGAGGATGACGTTGAGTTTCTTGACGAGAACTGGAAAGCAAAGGCCAATGACAACCTTCAGTTCCTTCCGAATGATTGGCACGTCGTCTACCTCGGAAGTTGCTGCACCGACCCCATCGAAGACCACGGTTACATCGCATCAAACCTCTACAAACTGGTGAGAGGCATGTGTACCCACGCATATCTTGTAAATTACGAGGGCGTTTGTAAGCTCCTCGAAACGAATCAAAAGGTCTGGGCACCAATCGACATCCAGATGCTGGTCGATTCAATGCCAAGGATGAACTTCTACGGGGTTCTTCCAAGGTTAGCTACGCAGGAGAACACAAACTTGTATCCATGATGAAAGACATAATCCGAAGCCTGTCCCTTAAAGCTCTCAAACGATTTGCAACGGGTGGCGATGGTCCTGCGGATCTTCTTCAGGAAATCGAAGACCTTCGCAAAACGCTTGAGATTCGAACCAAAGAACATGACGAGCATCTGACCGAGGTCCGCGAGGAGCGCGATCATTGGCTCGCCCTCTACGATGAAATCAAATTCGCTGCCGAGTTTCTAATGAGCTACGCAAAAAATGACGTCCCCAAGCTGAGTGAACAAACCGATTGGGAGACTGGCAAAATCGTCCTGCCGCAGGAAACGGGGACGTACTACTTCAACCCGGCAATCATGCTCGAACCAGATGGTCGCATCATGCTTTTTGCCCGTCGCTGCCGTAACAAGCGCGAGAAGGACGAGGATGTCTACATCGAGAAGAACGACATCGTCATCTTCGAGCTGAGTCAGGATCTTCGCGCCACAAAGAAGTCTTTGACCCAGTTAATCTCCCATTATCCCCTCGAACAGTTCGAAGACCCTCGCGTCCTAAAATTCGGCGACAAGTACGGTCTTGCGTGCTGCACATTCGTCCCGTTCAAGAGCTACGCGCACCAAGGAATGTTCCTTCTGGACAAGCATTTCCTGAACGTAGGCCGTTTCGACATGATCTACGGCAACAACTACGCGCAGGCCATGATCAACGATGGGCATGAGAAGAACTGGCTCTACTTCGTCCACGATAACGCGCCACACATGGTGTATTCGGCCAATCCACACGTCGTTGTACGCCTTAATGGGCGTTTAGAGAAGGAGGAGGAGTACGTCACCGACGAGTTCAATCCGCTCTGGAAGTTTGGCGAGGTGCGCGGAGGCTCCAATCCGATCCTATGCGACGGCTTGTACTGGACCTTCTTCCATAGCTCGCTGCCGTGGATCAACAAGAAGCGCCGTTACTACATGGGTGCCTACGCTTTTGAAGCGAAGCCGCCTTTCCGCATTGTCCGAATGACGACGCTGCCGCTTCTGACTGGAACGAATCAGCAGGATTGGTGGCCGGGATTGCCTGCGGTCGTCTTCCCATGCGGCGCATTCTTCGATAGCGCAAAGAATAAGTTCGTCGTCTCGTACGGAATCAACGACATAGACTGCGGTTACATCAAGATTCCGTTGGCCGACTTGCTTGAGGTGACGAAGGTGATTCGACCCAAGCGTGACGTCGTCAACAAAGAGAACCCAATCAAACTCGACGAAGTTCTCGATCCAATTCCGCAGAGACATAAACTAAAACGAAACAAGAAATCAAAGTATGATGAACTGGCTAAGAGGCTCGACGAAGAACCGCAAGGAGATGGCGAAAAGCCTGATGGACTTGCCTGAGGTAGACATTCTCGAATGGACAACGGCTGGCCAACAGGGCGAACTTGCGATTATTTTGCGAAATCCGATTCTTCGGATGGCTTTACGCATCGTGGCTGAGTCGATGCCGGTGCCTATGCCCTCCCAAGGAAGCAAGGAATCGGACATTGTTTTCGCTGCCGGTGTAACCGCTGGCTACGCGCATTGCCTTGAAAACATTCGAAAACTTGCAGTAACCGACACAACGAGAGAACCTGAAGCAACATTTGAAAAACAATACTAACATTTTATGGAAGAACCACTGAACTCACCGACCGTTAACTCCGCGCAAACGCCTGATTTCGAAAGCTCCTTCATCGAATCTTTCAAGGCTAACACTCTTGAGGATGCCGCCGCTGGAGAGGCTAGTGCAAAAGCTTCGCAAGTAACCGAGGAGCCTAAGCAGAAGAAGCAAACGCAGCCTAAGTCCGAAGCGAATACCAAGCTCAGCAAGTCTGAGATGGATATCGAGCGGATGTTCAGTCCGAAGGAGAAGGCTCCAGCTACCGAGGATTCCTCGGCTACTGATGACTCTGGCATCCCTGAGTCGATCAAGTCTACGAAGGCCGCTGATGCTTTCCGCAAGATCAAGGAAGAGAAGGCGCAGTTGGCCAAGCAGCTTGAGGAGATGAAGTCTGGCAAGGTTGCCAATCCGAACTTAGAAGCTCAGCTCAAGACTTTGCAGGAGGAGCGCGACACGCTTTCCGAACGTGTTCGACTCCTCGACATTGAGCGCCACCCCAACTTCGTCAAAAAGTACGAAGCCAAGATTACCGGCGTGTTCGACTCGATGAAATCTGTCGTTGGCACGGATGGCGACAGGCTTGTTGGCCTACTCAAGTCCCCTGAGAACGATTATCGCAACTCGCAGATCGACGACATCGTTGAGGGTCTTTCGCCCTCTAAGAAGGCGAAGCTTGGCGCTTTAATCGTCAAGTACGACGAGATTAACGGCGAGAAGTCTGCGGAGATGTCCGAAGCGAAGTCCGACTACGACTCGATCATTTCGAAGTACCAGCAGGACAACGAGGAAGGCACTCGCGCTGCATTGGAGTCGGCCAATAAAACATGGACAAAGGTCAGCGAGAATGCGCGTGCGCTGGAAATCTTTGAGCCGCGTGAGAACGACGACGAATGGAACACGGAACTGACTGGCCGACTTAGCCTCGCCCAACAGATCTTCAATGGCGAGAACAGCGAAGAAGACCTCGCCAAAGCCGCTCTATGGGCCGCTGCCGCGCCGAAATACCGCGAGCTTCTCTACTCTCAGGTTGAAGTAAACAAGCGCCTACAAGCCGAACTAGCGAAGTATCGAGGCAGTGAACCCGGTGTTAGCTCGAAAGCAACAGCAGGCGGCTCCCGTGCATCAAGTGCGAATGGGTCGAAGAGCGAGGACTTCGTCACGAACGTCCTGAAGTCGTTAGGACGCTAACCTTACGCGTAGAAACAATTATCCCCCGATTGGTTTCATTACCAGCGGGGGATTTTGCTTTGAATCATTTACGATACGGACCACTGCCACCTTTATAAGGACCGCTTCCACTTGGAGCAGGCTTAACCGGAGGCTTCGGCGGAGGAGACTGCTTGTAAGGTCCGCTGCCACTCCCCTTAACAGACGGTGAACCTTTGTACGGTGCGTTATTGCTCATTTGTCCTTTGGTAGTGCATACCAGCCTTCGTGGATGATGATGCGGTTATTACTACGCACCGTTTTGCCTTCGGCGTCAACCACCCAAACCTTAGCCTTAACGCTCTGTGCGAGGCGCACAGGCTCACCGTGGGGGACGTAAATCACCCGGCTCGCGCAGCTCACGCTCATGCTCATCAATGCGAGCAAGCAGATCGCGCTTAAGATCGGGTTGTTTTTTCGCATCTTCGCTTGTGACATCCTGCTTCGTCAGCGCGTGAAGCCAGATAACCAGCTTCATCACCAAGTCGGCCAAGAAGTTCATTCAGTTTTGGCGACGTCGGGCGCAGCCTTCGCGGCCTTCTTGTTGTTGTAAACAGACCAGCCAACGCCAGCGATGCTTACGACAGCGCCTACGAGTTCAGCGAGTTGATCAGCACTGGCCAATCCTTTGGCGACGAGGAAACCACCGGCAGCGGTCAAGATGTGGCGGACAAGAGAGGCGAGATTAGGATTCATTTTTCTGTTTTTAGTTTGCGATACAGTTCGAGTGCTTTGACGGCGCAAGTTAGAAGCGCGGCGAATGCGCCAAGAGCTAACGACGCAGTCTTGAGATGAGGATCTGAAAATACCGCGTTCCCCAGAATACCGATGATCGGACCACCGACGCCGATTGAGATGTCTCTAATAAAAGCGTGGTGGTCCGTCATCGTGATGGTTAGTTAGCGAGCGGAGCCTCTGCAAGCGAATCAGCCGTTGCAACAACCGGCACCGGATTCGCCAGCTTGTAAGCCGCGACAACCGCCGAGGTCCACAGAGCGTTCGCAATATTCACCACTTCGACCGGCTGACCAGTAAGGTCGTCACCGGGGTTGAGCGTGTACTGCGAGACAATCTCAGAACCCACAACCGCGCCGTCGCTGTCGTAATCGATTCCGGTCGTAACGAACAGCGAGTTGTTCTGATTGCACTGCACTGCGACAATATCAACTGGTACGATCATTGGATGGTGGGGCTAGGGGTTTTGCTTGCGGCGTAGGCTGCGACAGCGGCGGGAGTCCAGACGGCGTTGGCAATCGCTACAACCTGCTCAGGTTGACCCGTAAGGTCAGAGCCGGGAGCGAGACAGTAGCGGCGGAAGGTGGAGGCTTTGACAGCTTCGCCATCGACGATCTGATCGGATAGCCGAACCTGAAGCGTCGTGTTAGGAAGAACCTCGCAAAGCGAGAAAATGGTGCGTTCTGTTAGCATGGGATTAGACGGTGTAGGTGAAGCTAATCTGAATACTGGTTCCGTTACTAAAATTAGAATTAGTTATATCTGTAGGTGAACCAGCCTCTGATATTTGCTCCAAATTAATTGATGTTGAGCTTACTCCTCCGTACCCTTGAAAAGATCCAGTGTAGGAAACTCCATTAAACCTGAAACTGGCTGCTTGTTGTGAATCGTTTCCGCTTGCGATTGAAAAAGGAAGTCCGGTTATAGCGGCTGCTCCAGTAGACGATCCTTTGTTTGAAAGTTCAAGACGGCCGCAAACAGTAACCTGTCTTCCAATCTTTGTGTATCGTCCAGTATTTAAGGCTGTAGTTAGCCCTGTGTTTCCACCACCAAACGTCAGTCCAATCGTCCACGTACCCTCCTCGTAATCGTTCAGTACGTTCCCAGTCGCCGTTCCGGTTCCGCCGGTAACAGCGGAGAAGTCGATGCCTTTGCCGGACGTTGACATTACCAAGTTACCGTTGGCAATAGACAAGTTCCCCGACGGAGCCAGCGTCAGACCCAACGATGAACCTGTCGGGTAAAAAGCAAAACCACCTGCGCTGCGGTTGACAATTTCGTAAGGGTTTGTGTTGCCGGGTTGAATATTTAACGCTTGGGATGTGTGAATCTCGACACCACCCTCCACTCGCAGCTTGGATGAGTATACTGGAGCGACTACTGTACCAATACCCACCGCATTGTTCGTCGAATCAACCTTCAACACGTTTGTGTCCACCGTCAGATCGCCAGTGATCGTTGCGGAGCCAGCGGTAACGAGTCCGGCAACGGTCAGCGCATCGGTTGTCTTGTTGTAAACCAGACCTGCATCGCCTGCCAGATTCGTTCCGCCATCATTGAAGATGACCTGAGTCGTCGCACCGGGAAGACCAACGCCGCCTCCAAGAGCCGTGTATAGCTCCGTAAAGTTCTGGTTGGTGTAATCGAACGAAGTCCGCAGCGGCGTCCCCGTTCCGTCGTTCGGCGATGCGCCGATATTGATGGTTTGCTTTGACATATATGACTAAATGAATGTTTCGTTGA